GTGCCCAACTCACTACTTTACTAGCAGCAGTATTTTGATAACTTGAATATCCGTTTAAAGAACTACTACCGCCATAGGTTGGAGTCTGTTGACTTCCTGTATCTGTTATAGCACCAGTATCGTGGTTAATCCTAAAACCTCTCAGTATGAAATATGTTTGGTCAGTTCTACCACCGGGCCAAGTATAGCCAGTATTATTAAGGCATTGAACATTAGAGACAGATACTGTATTACTACCACTACCTGCTATAAAGTAAATACCTTCACCACTACTGTTTATTGAACCAGTATAATATGACCCTACACTTAAATAAGTTGTGTTGGTATTTCCTAGAGTTTGACTATCTACTAAAGTATTATCATCTACACTATATGTCTGTATTCTATAATAACCTGAAGAATCTTCATCAACCATTATTCTAAACTTATAGTTAGGTGTATAATGATGCCAGTCATAATCAGTTGTAGTTGCTTCTGAACTTACAGTATTAACAACAGGATACTCTCCAGTTTCACCTGTAGATAGTATGTTAGCTACTCTACCTGCTGTAGCAGAACCTGAAGAAGATACAGTAAAGTCTTTAGTTGTTGCTTCACTGTCAACAGTTAGTGTAGTCCAAGACATTGAACCATCACCATCTGATGTTAAGTATTGTCCTGATGTACCATCACCATCTACATTTAATTCTGTAGCAGTAATATCACCAGAACCTAGTGTTGCTTGTTTACCATCTAACTGAGTTTGAATGTTTGATGTTACGCCATCAACAAAATTTAATTCCTCGTCACTAGCATTAACAGCACCATCGATATTAGGAAAAGTATTTTTAATTGTATTCTTGATACCTCTTATATGGTCATCACCTTCAGAAACATTATCTCCAGCGGCTGGATTGTTCTCATTAAGTGAGTCTATATATTTAGTACCTGTTAAGTCTTCTAATGACATCTAAACCTCCTTATGCTGAAGCTGCTGTTACTGTTACAGTTACCTGTAATGTATCTCCAGAAATTACTGAACGTGCTGAAGAGAAATCTACAACACCATACAATGTACCTGCTGTACCAGTTGAAGCTGTATTTAAAAATGCACCTGCTACTGTAGCTGTGCCTGTGATTGAAAAGTCTACTGAAGAAGAGTTAGTCATAGAACCAGAAGATGCTGCACCTTCAGTCCATTCTTTTCTGTCTCCAGAATAATCTGTGATTTCAGACCAGCTTGAGTGTGATGCCATTGTATCACCTGCTGCTGGTGTACCTGAACCTTTAAGTCCAATATACCAAGTTGTTACTTGTGTATCTGCGTGAAATGTTACATCAAGAATATGATTAAGACCTTCAGTTACAATCAAGTTCTTTTTTTCTTCTTCCCACTTTACGTTACCATCTTTGTCTAAACAGGTAACTTTCCAAATATTTGCTAAGTCTAAGCCTACGTTGTTCATATTTACTCCGTTGTTATTATTACTCATCTGGGTCAGCTACCTTTGACCAGGTAGTATCGCTATCTTCTTGGACATCATTCCATAAGAAGTTGTTGTCTGAAGATTGTCTACTTGACATATTTATAGTAATACTCTCTTCAAAATTAATGTTAAATTTTTGTGCTAACTCTTGTGACATTATACCAGAAACTGGTACTGAAACTGAAGCATTTGCTACAACTCCAGATTGTAATTCAAAAGTTCCACTTGCAATTTTTTCTGCATCTTCTTCATTTAACTCATCAACAATTAGTTGATTAAGTTGTGCAGATACTGGTATTGCAACACTAGGTGTGTATCCCCAACTACCTGATGTTTCCCACGTATTAGTTTCTAAGTTCCAAGTTGTAGTTCCTGGTAGAGGTATATTAACTGTAGTACCAATAGTAATTGAATCTACAAATAATAAATTACCTATAGAACTTAATTCATTTGTTGCTGCTAGGGTTGCTACATTGTTTACAAATATACCCGTAGATGTTGGAACAAAAGTATTACCAATATCAAAATCAGCATTTACGTGAAAAGAAAATCCACTAATACCTTCAGCATTATTATTCATAGCAAATACTGCTTCACCAGCAGAAGCTATTGGTGGAATATAACCCCACTCACTACCATAAGATGTACCCCAAGCATAATCTACATTATCCCAAGTTTCATCCTCATCTGGATGTGGCATAGCACTTGACATAGAAAATGTAACATCAGCATCGTATGCACCATTAAGATATGTTATAGCTACATCATCCCAAGTAGTTGTTTGGTCAGACCAATAATACTCTGGCATTATGCTACTCCAGAATATACATTACGTATTCTCATTTGAGAACCAGAATGTCTATCTCTATCGTCTGCTTTTTGTATTTTATCTATAGCTTCTTTGTATGCAGTCAACCATAATTGTATACGTTCATCATTCTTAATAAATGGTTCTGCTTCAATAAGTGCACCATATAAAATTACATCTGGTGCATTCTTAGTTAACCAGTTGCTTGTTACTGTACCTGAAGTACCATCTCCCAGAGGCGTAAATTTCTCGTAGAACGCCATTTCTATTGTATAGGCAGCATCGGGTATAGGTGCTAGTTGAATCTCGTCTCCAATCAAAGTATACGCCTTTGGTTTACCTGATGTATCACTACCATATAATCTATCTAACATTTCAGGTGTAATGTATTCTAGTGGAGTAATAGGATTAGTATTGATTTGAAAGTTTCTCATTTGTAAGTAACCACCAGGTAAATTAAAATAACGCTTACCTGCTGTAGTAGTCATAGTAGAACGTACTTCCATTGGTCTGATACGTAATTCTCTATTTAACCTGGCTTCTGCTAGTGCAATAAAGTCTGGTATCCTATTAGTTAAATCACTTCTATCTAACCAATCAGCAATCGCATCTTTTAATTCTGTGTAGGTACTTAATGCCATTAAACTTTTCCTTTAGTAGTTCTAAATGGTGCGTTGTCTGGGTCATTCAACCAAGCACGCATTCTTTCTTGGTCATTCCATACTCCATCTCTTATCATCTGTTCTACTAATACTAAAGGTATTCTTGCTACCCTATGATGAAAGGATGAGTCACCCGTATACTTGTGATGGCGTGTATCAAACTTTAACTTTTCATTTCCATCAACAATATGTTTTAATTCTTTGTCATCTTGTTTAGAGACGTTTGTTAAACTTCCGTCTAAGTTTTCAATTAATGTAGTTTTAATTCCCATAATAAGAAACCACCCCAGTTTCCCAGGGTGGTAGATTTGGATTAAGAGTCTTGCATCTTTCCGTTTGCAGCTTCATTACCACAACGTAAGCCATACTCAACAAGAATCATTTTCTTATCTGAGTCACCATCTTTAGCGATGTCCACAGTTTGGAAATCACGAAGATAGTCTACTGACCACATATCGTGTTGTAGTAGTAAAGTATCAGTTGCTGAAATGTATCTGTCCATCATAACATTGAAAGTACCAAAGTCAGAAACGTAAACGTCTACTGAATTGTATACTGACATATTGTCATCTGATACAGAACGAATAGCATCTGCACGACCAGCGAAACCAGTAATTACTTTCTTGTTGTTTGCACCACAAAGAATAGTAGTAGGTTCACCACCAGCTGTCCAAACTGCTTCAGCGTTATCAGTTAACATAGTTTCAGTTAATGCACCAGCACCAGTCTCAACATTAGTAGTGATGAAGTTAGAAGCACCACGAGTCTCACGTGCAGTAGAAGCATCACCTGCAACAGCAGCGTTATCTGCTAGAAGCATAGTCTCCATATCACGCTTAAGTTCTTTAGATGCTTTAGCTAGTTGATAAGCAAGTTCTGATTTTTTACCAGCGTTGTTAGTCTTCTCTTGAGTACCAGAAACCTCTACAACTTTCTTAGAGATTTGTGTGTAGTTACCAAGACGAGTAGTTGCTGAAGTAGTTGCTGCACCAACTGCTGCACCTTCCACCTCGACATTAGAACCATCAGCTGCTGCTAATGAATCAGTCTGCCATTCAAAGTATGTGTTAGCTACAGAACCCTTACCACAAATAGTGGACATAAAGGGAGTATCTGTAGGCGAAATGTCATAGATTACATCAGACAGTTCCTCACGGATTGCCTGTGCATCATATGTTTTAAATTGAGTTGCCATTATATCTCCTTATAACATATCATAGAAAACAGAAGCTGCGTCTTTTACTTGACCAGTCTTCCTTAACTGTGTACGTTTTGCTTTTGCTTGTTGATTGGCTTCTTCTCCTTTAGGTTTACCTCTTCCAGACTTTTGAACTTTTGGTACTGTCTTTACTGCTTTCTTCTTAGGTGCTACCTTACTAGTTAACTTATCAAACTCCATAGCTTTCTTTAATATAAGAACACTACGATGGTCTGCAAGTTGTTCTACTTCTTCTGGTGCATAACCTGAATCAATAGCAAACTTTCTGA